CTTATTATGTTTATTTTTTATTTAGAGTTTATTTTTTCTAACATCAAATCACAGTATATTTTTTTATTTTTCAGCATTTTCACGTACAATGCAACTTGCTTATGTCCATCAAGCTGTTCATAAGCTTTCATGGTTAATACGGTAAAACATGCATAAGAGTACTTCATACAGAAAGATGCACTATTGCATATCCTTATCCGTAAGTGTGAGAAAGCTTTGATATACAGCTATTTTCAAACTTTCTCAATATTTTTCTGATAACCACACGACTGAATTTTGGCAAAAATATGATATTATGAAAATAATAAAATAAACGGAACGAAAAAAAGACTCACAGCGTGTATAAGTAGTGTTCGCAGCACTCTTACACCGTTCGCCCGACTCACCAGGGGAACATCTGCCATAAGTCTCTTTTCGGTCACTTCATGAGTAACATTTACATTATAACATGCCGATATTACTAAAGCATTACTATGGTATGAATTTCCTGTTTATAATTTGAGAAAAAAAGCGAAGCGTCTTTGTTCCAGAAGGAGCAAATTTGATGGATCAGACACCTAAACAAAAACAAGAAGGATTAAAAAGAAAAGCATTAAGCAAATTTTTAAGTGAACTTATTGACAAGATTGATTTTCAAAGAAGAAATCAAGAAGACATTGCGAAGGAATTAGGAATTAAAGGCGGATCGTTTTCAAAGAACTTATCAGGTAAGAGCCAATTTAATTTTTGGAATATGATTAAGTTACTTAACGTCTTGTATGATGCCGATACATTAAAGAAAAAGGAAATGCTGCATAGGTTTTGTTCAGTTACAACGAGCAAACAAAATATGCGAATTGCAATGGAATATGCAAATGCTATCGGTGACTTGGAATTATTAAAGTTAATCATAGATATAGAAAAAACTTCCTCGTTGGCGATGAATAGAGAATGGGCTTACGTATATGAATTGGTATGGATGCGAAGTAAGGGTGTCGTTAGTGGGAAAGGACTATTAGAGAAATTAGAAGATCGTAAGAGAAGCAAAGTAATTAAGACAAAAGAAATGAAAGTGTTGTATGGAATACTAACTTTCTATACGATGTATGATTTAGAAAAATTTAATTCATTGTTTGAATACGCTGAGGTGTTACAACCCAAAGTCGAAGAAATCCCAGATGATTTCATTAGAACAGCATATTCAGGAAGAATTAAAGAAGGATTATCTTATGCTTATTTAATGCAAGATAATGTTGGGAAATCCAGAGAATTATGTCATGAAATAATGAATTTGAAAGATGATAAAAAATGTTTTTCACTTTTAAAAGCATCAGCTTTAGTGTATCTTGCTGAGTCTTACACTTTTGAAGGTTATGAAAGAGCTTCTTGGTATATCAATAAATCGTTAGAAATGTTAGAGGCATTTCATTTTGAAAGGGTAATAAAAAGAAAAGAAAGCGTTATAAATACTTTTGCCTTCATTAAACTTGTTTGTAAAAAAGGGCTAGATAAAATTGAAATATATAACGTGTGTGAGGAAGCATTTTATCAAGTACTGATTGGCCATTCTGATGTAGCGGTTAATCTTTTAAAGGAATGCAAAAGGAAAGATGGGAAGTTAAGCCCTATGAAAAAATGCATTTTGGGTTATGCGTTGAAAGACGCTAAATTGATAGAAGAGTCAATAGTGGATTTCGAGTGCGCAGGTAACAGGTTTTACAGCAAATTACCGAGAAAGATGTTGGTAGATTTTAATAAAATTGGTATAATATATAAGGGTGATGCTAAATGAAAAAAGTGTTAGCTATAGTAGCAACAGTTGCCTTAGTCGGAGTACTATACATAACTCCTGCTAAAGAGCAGAAAGAACAGTCAGTGCAAACAGCAAAGGTTGTTCAGGAAAATACGTATAGAATGATGGTTGATCCTGGAGGCGGAATGGGTTAATATTCCGTTGCAAAAGGTTACGATATAAATATTATGAATGCGATTGTCTCTATAGAGGCAATCGCATTCGCTGTTTCTAGAGATATTTCCTAAATATCGGATTTAATATTCAAGAAAATATTGTGAAATATTCACAAATCACTATAAAGCTATTGGAGGACGTCGGGGATGACAAGAGATGAGGTTTTAAAGGAATTTTTATTGCAAGCTGCTGAATTATCTAATAACGATGAGCAAACAATTGATTCATATATTGAAATGTTGTTTAATACAGAGCAAAAAAATAGCCACGCCTCATAATGGGGTTGGCTATTTTTTCGGCTGGTTATTTAGTTTTTCGAACTCTGCCATTAAATTCTCTGCTTGTTTCATAATCATTTCACGTTGGGATTCAGGGAGGTTAGCTAATCGTTCCTTCATCGTCCTGAATTTTACGTCTAACATTTCGTTTAGTTTTTCTTCTTCACTTCGCCCTAATAAGAAATCTGTAGTTACATTAAATACTTCTGCGATTTTTGCAGTTACTTCTCTTGAAGGTTGCTTTTTTCCAGATTCGACTTTCGAAATGAAAGATTCACTAACATCTACTTTTTCTCCTAATTCTTTCTGAGACCATTTTCTCTCTTTCCTTAGTTCTTTTATCCTAATGGATAGTATAGGTAACATGATTTTATTCCCCTTTAATAACTGTTTTATATGAAATTTTAATGGTTTTGTTTTACATTGACTATAGTATATATTCTACATAAGACTTGACCACTAGTCCATTTCTTGTTTTGAAAAATAAATTTTTAAATAAATAATTGACCTAAGGTCAAGTTGAGTGTACAATGAAAATGTAATCGAGAGGTGAAGCCGATGAAAATAAAAGGGAGTTACATAAAAGAACTTCGTACGAGTAAAAAACTTACACAAAAACAACTCGCTGAACTATCACAAATCAGTGAGAGCATGGTTTCGAAGATAGAATTAGGTGTTAAATCAACTAAGATTGAAACATTAAAAAAAATAGCCAATGCTTTATCAACAACAATGGATGACTTAGTAGGGTGAGGTCATTTTTAAAACAATAAAAACTTGACCTTAGGTCATTTTAATTGAGGTTAACTTGACCATTAAATAATAAAGGTGGCGGTTTAAATGATGGAAGAAAGCTCATTATCACTGTTAATCGTATCAGCAGCAATATGTGTATTCGTATACCTGGTACATCGAATAGATGTATGGGACAAAAAGACAGGATGGTCACGGAATGACAAATAAAGAACAGCGAGATGAATACGAACAAAAGAAACTAGCATGGATCATAAAGGATTTACGAGCTAGAGGGATACATAACAGCACAGATAAGGTTGAGGAAATGCATAAGGAGTTTATCACTCTAGCTAAATAATTGATAAAGGGGAAATAAAAAATGAAAAATATCCAAGAGAAAAAAGTAACAACCTCTCAGTTACAAGAGGCTGTAGGACAAACTATTTTAGAACTTACAGAATGGATTCAATCTGTATGTAGAGATTCTTCCGTTAATGAATTAGACAAACTTTCAGAGATTGTTACAGCAACCTCTGAACTATATAAGTCTTTTAAACATTAATCTCTGCATCAGACATATCTCTTGCTTTAATAACGCCTTTATATATTTCCGTATAAAGCTTAGTAACTTCTAAAGCGAGACTTTTATTATACTCTTCCTTTTGTTCTGGTAGAGAATTGACTTTTTTCCCATCTGGGACGGTTAGTTGATCTACAACAGCAAGAGTTAATTCTTTAGCGATTTGTAATTCTTCATTCATAAAAAACACCTCCTTCCGTCTAACTAATTCGACAAAAAGGAAGGAAATCCTACAAGAATAAGACAAGCTCTTGCTTGTCGGAATATTCAGGAATCTAATGGTATCCCCCACCTAGTAAAAGGTTTTCTGGATATTCCGATGCGCGAAGCATCAGAAAGGGTGAGAACAATGCATTTGCTAGTTAAAAACGAGCATTAAAAATACCTGTACGGGGAGGCACAGGTATCCAATAAGGGTGTTTCAATAGATTGATTCTATTTTATCAATAACTCAATGAAAATGACAGATTAAAAATTGAAAATTCAGTCTATTTTATTGAGAAATAAAAAACCGCCCCCACCAATAGGACGGTTTAGAGAAAACATATGTAATCTAACGCACTTACATTATAACAAATGTTTTCTCCTAAAAACAAGGAGGAATGAGAAATGTTAGAAAACGGAATGTTAATCGGAAATCATCATGATTCATCAGAAAGAGACTTCATTGAACTATGTTGTGGTTGCAATGGAGAAATATACTTCGGTGAAAGTTGCCTAGACTTTGATGGTGACTATTTACACGCAGAAACAGAGTGCATCACACAGTATGTAAAGTCTCATTCTACAGAGAAAGTAGCAGGTGAATAAGATGGCCCTACAAAACAAAATTGAAGCTGAAATTCAAATTATGAAGAGTTTAGTTGAACGATATAAGCAAAGTAATGAACCTAACGCTGCATCAATGGTTGTAGCTTACGAATACGGATTACAGGCACTTACGGAAGTGTATGAAGCTAGTAAACAAGCTGAAATGTCACCATTTTAAGAGAGAGGGAGATTAATATGACAACTGAAAATTATTTTTCTAAATTAGCTCAAATAGATTGCACGGAGCATGTTGAAAAAAAAGGGCGCTTTAGCTACTTATCATGGGCGTGGGCAGTTAAAAAGCTTCGTGAAGTAGATTCGACAGCAACATGGGAAGTTAAAAGATTTGATGGAGTACCTTACCTTAAAACGGATTGCGGTTACTTTGTAGAAGTTGAAGTAACTGTACAGGGATTACCACTAAGTCAGATTCACCCAATCCTGAACAATCAAAATAAGCCAATCGCAGAGCCTAACAGCTTTGATATTAACACAAGTATTCAACGTTGCTTAGTAAAAGCAATTGCACTTCACGGATTAGGATTATACATCTATGCAGGTGAAGATTTACCTGAGATTCAAGAGGAAATGATTACTGCTCAACAAGTTGGTGCAATCAAATTAAACATAAAAAAATTAGCTACTCTTCGAAAAGTTGATGAAGATACGATTAAAGGACACTTAAGTATTAAAGAAGTTGGCGAATTGACATTAAAACAAGCTGGAGAAGTACTTAAGAAATTAACAAAGTGGGTTAAACAGGCTGAAAAAGAAACTTCTGAAATTGAAGAGCAAGAACAAGTAGAAAAAATAGAACAAACAAACTAAGGAGATGCTAAGCCTATGTTAGACAAAAATCAATCTAAAGTCGTCCTTCCGAAGTGGGTGTGGAAGGGCGCACGGAATGAAAAAGAAGCAAGAGTAAAGGCGATTGAGTACATCACTCCCGATCGCTACCCAGGATATAAAATAATAAAAATTCAAGGCGACATAGCGGTATGCGAAAGGGCGAATGCGTGATGTTTAAGATACCTGTAAGGCGTGGATCGATGAAAGAGATGTTAACAGCAGTTCGGGATTTAGAAAAACGAGGTTATGACTATGTAACGCCAATTAAACGAATATATAGGGCAGAAAGAACTTTTTATCATGAAGGTAAATTTAGGGGGAGAGAAAAGGTTCGGTTTACTGGCATGGAAGACAATGTGAGCTATGAATGTTGGATGAAGAAGGTGGACTAAATGGCGAAATACAGACACGTTCAAACTTCATTTTGGTCAGATGCAAGAGTTTCAGAAGAGATGACGCCAGAGGATAAATACTTTTACCTCTATCTATTGACTAATGAGCATACAAACCAAATTGGAGTTTACCAGATAACTAGAAAACAAATGGCTTTTGAATTGGGTTACTCAATTGAAAGTGCAAAAGCTTTATTGGATCGCTTTATTAATCATCATGATTTGGTAGTTTATAACGAAGAAACTAGAGAGCTTTGCATACTTAACTGGGGGAAATACAACCTTAACAAAGGTGGCAAGCCGATTGAGGATTGCATAAAGAAAGAGCTTAAAAGTATTAAAGATTTATCGTTAGTACGACTGGTGCTAGAACGAACAGAAAACATCTCGTTAGTACAAAAAGTCAGTGTTTATGCGGGTCTTGACGATACGTCACACGATACGTCCACGATACGGGGACAAAAAGAAAAAGAAAAAGAAAAAGAAAAAGAAAAAGAAAAAGAAAAAGAAAAAAAGACTCCTCGTCACAAGTTTGAAACTTGCGACATTAATGGGGCTAAGTATCTATTTGAAAAAATTAAGGGGAACAATCCTAAGCAAAAAGAACCTAACTTCAATAATTGGGCAAATGAATTTAGATTAATGCGAGAACGTGACAACAGAGAATCGCAAGAGATTAAAGATGTTATTGATTGGTGCCAAGCTGATCCATTCTGGCAGGGTAACATTTTATCTCCTAAAAAGCTAAGGGAGAAGTTCGACCAACTAACTATTCAAATGAATTCTAAAAAAGGAGCAAAAAACAATGCGGAGAGCGGTGGCAGCAATACCAACCGATATAGCCAAAAAGGTGAATATGATTATGGATTCTGATGTGTGTGATACACACGGCATGCATAAGATGAAGTTCAGTGGACAAGTTGTTTGCCCTCGATGTTTCCTTGAAAACGATAGTAAGAAGCTTCAGCAACAGGAACAAGCGAAATACGATGCAGATAAAGCGAACGAGAAGAAATTCATGTTTCACCAACAAAGCATGATCGCCGATAGCAACATTAAGAAAGCTAACTTTGAAAACTACCAACCTACTAGCGAGGAAGGAGCGAAGAACCTTGCACTCGCAAAGGTTATCGCAACAGATTACCTCAATAGAAAGGTATTTAACACGATTATGGCTGGGAATTGCGGAGCAGGGAAAACACATCTTGCTTACGCTATTGCGGATCAGCTTGCAGGTGCGGGGATATCAGTTGTCTTCGTTACAGTTGGCGAATTGCTAAGGAAGATTAAAAGTACGTTCAGTAAAGATTCAACATTAACTGAAGATGCAATCATTCGAAGTCTAGTAAAAGCAGAAGTGTTAATAGTCGATGATTTAGGAGCAGAGTTAGGCGCATTAGATGCCAATACGAAAGCAACAAACTTCATAAATAGGGTGCTATTCGATGTTTTCGATGGTAGGCAAGGTAAATCTACTATCTTCACGACAAACCTCACAGGGAAGCGTTTAGACGAAGCATACGATGAACGGATTGTATCGCGGATTCTCAATAATTTCAGAACGATTACTTTCAAAGAAACAAAGGATTATAGAAGAAAGGCATTGCCATTTTAAAAGGGGGAATAAACGATGTGTGTATGTGAAGGAACGGGAGTAAATAGCAACGATATGGGGAATGGCTGCTATCAATTTGCACCGTGTATTTGCGAAGCAGGGAATCGCAGTCCTGAAGAAGTGGATAGAAGACGTCATGCCGTTATGGCGGAGTTACGAGAAATTCATCAATTACAACTGGAGGGGAAATGGGATGCCACGACTTGGAACGGATTTGGAAAAGGAGAATTACACAATGGCGTTGCAGCGGGGGAAGTACATGAAGAAGTCGCGTCGTAACTTATATATCGCTTTAGAAGAGTTGGACTTAGTGTTTGATGAAAGCGAAGTCATTCAATTACGAGAAATGTGGGATGCGGATAAAGATATTCTTGAAATAGCAAAAGAGTTAGGGAGGCATCAACTAGAAATCGCTGCATTAATTATGGATCAGGCAGATAAGAACAAAATCAAATCGCGTCCAATGGGGTTAGGGGCATGAAGCAACTAACACTGGAGGATGTAGTCGGAAGTTTTGATTATACTGCAACAAGTACCGTGGACAAATTCTTGAAGCGTAATAGCGTTATGACGTACTCAGTAGAGTTTTACGACAAAGACGAGAAGTGGAAGCTTCGTTGGTTTGAGGCGAAGTCCGAGAGCGAAGCTATAGGAATGGCTAAAAAGAAATACGGAAAGATACAGATTATCATCACGTATATTTCTGATAGAACCTTAGAAGAGATAATGAATTTAGATTAGGAGACATAGCGTTATGACGTATTTAAAGGGTAGAAACTCATTTGATTAAACGAGGCACCCGTAGGTGTCATAGCGTTAGTAGAAACGTTGGGATTATTGGAATCGGAAAGGAGAAATATGGGTTTCGGATTTACTGGCTATGGGCACTAAATAAAAAAATGGTCCTTACTATTACGTAAGAACCCCATAATCGAAGAAAAAAAGTCGTATGTGAAACCAAGTGGGAATCACAATAATATTTTAACATCTAAATATATAGTTATATATACAACAAAGTGAACAAAATAGTTATTTTATGATGGATAAATAAAAGAATCCGTTTGTTATAAACGGATTCTTCCCACAAGGTTTGCAAGAAATTCAAGGTAACTAGACCGGAGCACTTATTGAAATTCTTGTGATAATACTGTATGCAAAGGAATCAATAAGGTTAATGAATTTTAAACAAAATCCTTATTGGAAAGAAAAAGAGATAGGATTCACAACCCCATCTCTTCTAACAGAGCCGAATGCAATTTTGCTTCTTCACAATTTGGATTAGTACAGTAATGAATAAATGAATGTTCATCGTGTTGTATGAGAGGTTGATCACAAGATACACATGTATATGGTGAGAGCATTTTAAATACCTCCTTACAAATTATGGGTTAATTTTAACACAGTTTTATTTGGTTGAGGAGTAAATCTAAAACGCTATTTGAGTAGAAAAGAGGAATGCTTATAAAAAAACTTAGTATATATTTTTTGAAAATACATACTAAGTTTTTAGATGGTAAGTGATAATTAGTTTATTTTGAAGTCATAATTCTGTATGTATCGATATAAGAATTATTCGTATATGAAACAGCTAAATTTCTACCATCTAGAAGTGTGTCGCTATGTTTGTCATTATATAGTCGTCTGTTTAGACAGTAAATATAATATTTTTGATTCTGGTGTGTAGAGGCTTCATGTTCTTCGATTTTTTGAATGTCATTGTATGTGAATGTATATTGTTCTTTTGTTTCTAGGTTTTCTAAATTCAGTTCCAATAGATAACCTGAAACAGTTTCTTTTAAGTTATAAGAAACTAACTTATGATTTACAGTTTCTTCTTTACCAGGGATATTTGGAATTAAACTCAATTGCAATGTCTTGCAGGTACTCAATGATGATTCGAAAAAGCTATCAATTTTTCTCATAGTATTCACTCCTAATGTTAGAATATGTTAATTATAACACCAATAGTTTTATTTATTAATATATCAATATACAAATGCATAAATGCATAAAATTTAAGTTGTATATATTTTATTAAAATAATCCTTTTAATAGAAAGTGAGGAATAACAATGGGACTAGGAAACCGTGGAATGGCATTTGAAATGCTTATCAATTTAGCGAATGAAATGTATCAAAGAGGGGGAGTGGCACTTATTAACAAGCGTCCGACTCCTGTGAAGGTGTTAAAGAGCAAAGGTAGCCGTGTACTAAATGGATTCTATGAAGCAAAGAGCACAGTAGACTATGACGGTGTATATAAGGGACGAGCTGTAGCATTTGAAGCGAAGTCTACAGAGAAAGATACACGTTTTGATTTAAAGAACATTGCACAGCATCAATTGGATTACCTGGAGAAAGCGGAGAAGATGGGAGCAGTATGTTTCTTCCTTATAGAATTCAGTAAGGATAAGTCAGTATTCGCAGTGCCACTATCAGTCATTCAATCTTATGTAAGGATGTCTCATCAACCAAAAGGCAAGAAGTCTATACCAAGAGCAGACTTTGATATTTATGGGTACTTAGTAGAACAAACAGAACGAGCGCCGGTGGATTATTTACAATATGTTGATGAAGCAGTAGCACCAGCTATATTTGATGGAATGATTCAGTTTGATCAGGACTATCAAAAGGTAGCGAATAATATTGAAGCAGCAAAAGAGAAGATGGCCAACAAGAAATGTAAATTATTAAGGGTTTAATGGATAACGGAACCTTGCAAGGTGGATGGTGGGATGTTTCCCTTATTCAACAAAGAGATAGTAAAATTTCACGTACCTGATGTGAATGTAAAAAGACAAATTTAGAAATAGGGGGATTCCTTCATGGAGAGACAATTAACATTATTACCGACTATTGATAGAGAGACAGAAAAACAGGTTCAGAAAGAAGTAGTGAAAATACTAAAGGAATACCGCGCATTGAAAACGCGTTTTGAGAATGAAGTGGAGTTAAAACACGAAGGAATCAGTTTGTTCCCGGAGATTAGAGACACGAGATATATTAGCAATATCAAGTTCAAGCAGATCGATAAGGCTTTAGAGTACGTTTTAGACTATGACGAGGCAGAAATCATCAAGAAGAAATACTTAAATGCAGATAAGCCGAAAGACAGCTTTATTTACACTGAATTATCGATGAAGAAAGATCACTTCTATTATAAGAAGAAAAATGCGATTCGATTGATCGCGACATCTTTAGGGATGATTTAATAATACAAAAAAGCCAAATTGACAGTTTTTAATTAACTATCCATTTGGCTTTTTATGTTTTATTTTTTAGGCATCCATGTATGTCCGCAATTCATGCAACCATTAATAATATTTTTTCTACCAACAAATCCACTGAATAAAATTATCGGTGGTCCTAGAAGTACAATAAGAAGACCAACAATTGCAGAAAGTCCAACAACTCCATCCATAGAATTTTCAGGAACTATAACATATAAAAAATTAGAAACTATTCCAATAGTTATAAGTGTACCTAACAGAAGAAACAGAATAAAAAACGCCCTTTTGAAATTATAACCACGCTTATTACCGACTATTTGATCTGATTTGCATTTCCTACAAACCACGCGCTTTGTTACTTTTTCTTGTTGTACCGTCATGTCTAACCATCCTTGCTTTTATAAAATTATAATAGTTTAATTATATGATATTATTACCTGAACTGGATACATATATTATCAAAAAAAGAAAAAATATAATAAATTGGAATGTTTATGTTTTTAAAAACTTCGACAAAATACCGACAAAAATGGGGACTAAATAGGGGGAATTTTGATAATGAAATCAACGGTATTCTTAATGTACAAGCCCTTTGACAACCGCATATCGAAGAGGATTAGTACACCTATAAGTGGAAACGTTCTTATGCGAGAATGTCACGGTAACGTATACCGCATAGTAGGGCGGGCAAGGCGGTAAGAACCCGCGTTAAGACGAAAAGACCAATGAATGTATAACAATGATATATTCCAGTGTGACGGGTGTGAGATAACTCGCATTCGTCATACTTTTTCTAATTTGTGTTTATCAATCAGCTCGGAATGCGTCCTCTGGGTTGATAATAAATATAAGTCTATTTCCCTCTAATATGTCGGTTCTTGAAAGTGGAATGGGGGTGGTTGCTCATGATTGAGTGACACTTGCATTCTAAAAAGCTAAAAAGTATACGTATCTCGTACATTAGTAATTACTAACGATTCTTATTAATGACCAAAACGAGGGCAAAGAGTTCCACTCTTTGTTTGAGCCAATACAGCGGAAACATTCCCCTTCCGTCCCTCTAGTGTATTGGTTCAAACAAGGCGTCGGAAGAAACATATACGTCTTGGATATATTAATTCCAGCTATATAAAAATTTGGTCAGCTAAGGCCTTGCGACAGCTGATGTATTGACCAGCTCTATGGAGCATAAACGAGAAGGTCTTTTCCTTCTCCAAGCAACCGAACACGATAACCAGGATAGCTAAAGAGCTAAAAAACTGAGTCACATTGTATGTATCGGTTGTTTTGAGAAGGTTGAGAGTACTCAGCCTTGAAATGATTGCGAAATTCCCCTTTCGTGAATGATTTCTCCCATCCCCTTTAATATTTTTATAAGCCGTAAAAGAGCTGTCACTTCGGTGATGGCTTATTTTTTGGTATAATCAGGATATAAAATTATAAGGGGGATAAATATGGAAAAATTTGATTTAGGACCATATATGGAAACTTGGAAAAAAGATTTACAAGAGGAGCAAACTGAAAGAGAACGTTCTTTAGACGATAATAAAAAAATGTTAGAAATTTACAACGCTAGATTACATTGTATTAAAGAAGTTATGGGAGTAACACGTGAGGATGATTACGATCAGCTAGAAAAACTTCTAAAAATGCAAGATGAAACTAAAGAGCATATAGGGGACTTAACAGAAGAGATCGAAGAGTTAGAAAAAGAAATAAACATTCATTCTAGGCTCAATTTACAATTATTTGTTACAATTGATAAAAATTCAAAACAAACTATCTAAAAGTATCCATAACGGGTACTTTTTTCTTTGTTATGTAGAAATTATACATTAAACGTATTTAAATACTGTTTTAGGTATAACATGAATTGATTCTCCCCAATAGTACAGATAACGGATATTTTTCTATTTAGATTAGATGTTAAATGTACCGTGAAACTCTTGGAAATACAATGCTGGAAAAATATAATGATATTGGTATATTACAGAAGAAGGCGCAATTGTAGGAGTAAAGGGGATATGCCCAGGTTGCATACCATATTGACCATATGAAGGATGGTGAAGTAAATGTTGCCAAGTCGAAGTTGGAGCTACAAAAATCCTCATCGGGAAAGAATTCATAATATAATCACTCCTAAAGTAGCATTCATGTAATAGGGTATGCACTTACTGAATATAGATGTGCATAATCTAGGTTTATAAACATAATAATCAACGGATAGAAAATAGGGTTACTAATCTTATGATGTGTTCATTATGGTTGTATTATTTTACTATGTAGATAGAACAAACATGTGTATAGCAATTATCGTAGGCGCTGCCGTGATCTGGGTGGCATCTTGTTTGTTGTTAAGAAAAGATAAGGGGTGAGGGGGGGTATAATCAACGACTTGAAAGTTAGAGAATACTAACTATATAATGTAGATAAGAAATCTAATGTATATTGACTATGCATTAGAGGTATAGTGATTCCTAAAATGGATAGTCTTTTAGCGCGCCAACGCTAAAAGACCGGTAAAAAAGATTTTACTTATTTTCTTTTTTACTTAACTGGATCATGCCAATAACAACTAAAAGCAATGTGCCTATTGCTGTAACGGTGTTTGCGTCCATCATGTAATCACCAACTTTCTAAACTTTTCGTACGCCAATACGAAAAGTTTTTTTGTATTATTTTTACTCTGTAAATAGGGTATTACGTTTCAAAATAAGACACAAGATATACGTATAAAACATTTCTTCATTTAATTTTTTCAATTTCATTGTATCATCTGAAATTTTAAAATGGTAATACCCCATTATAAATTTAAGAGATTCTGTATCGTCAAGTACTGATATCATTGATGAAAATAAAAAATAAACTGCAATTGTTATATGGCGCTTGAAAGAAGAAACAGTTTAAATTTATTGAATTACAGAACAAATCCCAACAAAACAAACGAACACAACGAACGAAAAAATACCTGAGACTATACCCCCAGGTAAGCTTGTACGATTAGTAAAAGTAATTCTACTAATGTACTTTTTGGAATAGCAGCTTTAAACCTAACTTGAAATTCTATTTTCATAGTTAAACCTCCTATAATTATATATGTTCCAGAATGGATAAATTTTGATACAACTGTACGTATAAAATTATGTGTCCTATTTAGGTCTACCCTATACGGACATAATAGAGCGAACGAATTTATCATGCTTCATAATGTCCTGTTTACATGTACGGAAAATAAATGGTATTATGTACTTAGAATTAATTTCCGAACACGTTAACGGACAAAGGGGAAGATATTATGATAATTGGTTATGCTCGTGTTTCTACACAAGAACAAAATTTAGCGAGGCAATTGAATCAGCTAAATGCTTATGGATGTGATCATGTGTATGAAGAGAAAACAAGCGGAGCAACGACAAACAGAGAAGAACTCCAATTAATGCTTGATAATTTAAAAGAAGGTGACACGATTGTAGTTACCGATTTAACTCGTATTAGTCGTAGCACAAAAGATTTATTTGAACTAATTGAGGTTATTAAGAGTAAAGGAGCTTCAATTAAATCAATAAAAGATACATGGCTTGATACAACGAGTGATAATCCATACAGCACTTTCTTACTCACTGTAATGGCTGGGGTTAACCAGTTAGAAAGGGATTTACTTAAAATGCGCCAAAGAGAAGGGATCGACCTTGCTAAACAACGTGGCGTATATAAGGGAAGACCTAAAAAATATGGTGATAAAAACCCTAAAATGGAGCACGCTTTAGAACTGCTTGCTAATCGCGAAGAGAACGGATACACAGTTAAGAAGATATGTGAAGTTACTGGTGTAAGTCGTACAGTTCTTTATGAGAGAGCAAAAGAAAAGGGGATTATGTAGGAGGGGAAAGGCATGGGAGAATTAAAGTTCATGAGTTTAGATGAGTTTAATAAAAAAATACACAATCTCGACAGTGGCGTTTACTTAATTACAGATCATAACGATCAGATTGTTTATGTAGGTAAAGCTTTTAAAATAAAAAATAGGGTTAATGCTCATTTTAAGGGGTATTCCAATACCAAGGATCATGCGCACTTATTTAATAAAGTAGCTTATATTCTTGAGGATAGTCCATTGAAACGCTCTTTATTAGAGATAACTTATATGATTGAATATAAAACAGTGTTGAATAAAGAAGTGCAAGAGGAGTTTCCAGATATATATACTAAATATATCAAGCGGACAAATCAAAAGCGTAAAATAGTTGCTATGTCGTTGGAGGTTGACGAGGCGTGGGAACAAGCGGAAATAGAAAACGTTGTAAGGGATATAGAAAATGGAAAGCGACTAGAAATAGAGAAACAAAGAATTGAAAAAGAAGAACAACGCAGATTCGAAATAGAAGTGAAAGAACTACAAAAGAAAAGGAACAGAGAAAGAGATAAATTAAAAAAAGATTTGATTAAAATAGCTGGTGGAAAATCGATGTTTTATGAGATTCTGTCCTTATTGGAAAGTGGATATAATCCTAATCTTTTAGCTGATGCGCTTAAGATAGAGCTTGCAACTATAAAATTATTTAAAGAACATAGGAAGAGTTTTCATATACCACGAGATCACAAGAGGTTGATTAAACATCAAGACATTATGTATTCATTATCTGGTAAAAAGAATACAGGAAATTCTAGATTAAATCATTTACTTTAAAGTAGCCTAACAGCTGCTTTTTTATTTTAAAAAGGGATTACCGCGAGGTGGTGAATATGGCTAGGCAACGAAGCCCAGATCGTGACAAAGCATTTGAAATATATAAAACAAGTAAAGGTGAGAAACCACTAATTGATATTGCAGCAGAGTTAAACCTTAAACCTTCGCAAATCAGAAAGTGGAAATCACAAGATAAATGGGATGAACAAATGAATGGTAACGTTACTATTGCGAAAAGGAGCGTTACTAATATTAAAAACCCCAAAACAAAAGAAAAACTAAAAGAGATTTTAGAAGATGAAGAGCTGACAGAAAAGGAACGGCTCTTTTGTTTGTATTACGTGAAATACTTCAACGGTACCCAAGCAGCACTTAAAGCAGGATACTCCAAAGACGGTGCTCACGTACAGGCTAGTCGATTGCTAAGACGTGAACGAGTTTCTTCCTATATAAAGGAGCTTAAAGGTGAGTTAGTTGAAAATGTATTTGTAGAAGCGCTGGATGTGCTGAAAGAGTACATTAAGATTGCTTTTGCTGATATTACTAACTATGTGACTTTTGGACAAAGGGAAGTTGAACTTGAACCAGAAGAAAGAACATCAGTTGATGAAGAAGGAAATGAAGTGACGGAGTTTATTACTTCAACGCGTATGATGAACTTTATTGATTTAGCTGAGTCTGATATGGTTGATGGTTCAATAATAGCTGAGGTAAAGCAGGGGCGTGATGGTGTTTCCATTAAGCTTGCTGACAAAATGAAAGCTCTAGACAAATTAGCGCAGTACTTCGACTTAGTTCCTGACAACTTCAAAAAGCAAATTGAACAAGAGCGCCACAAAATGCAGATGGAAGTGCAAAAGGTACATGTTGAGAAGATGAGAGCTGAAATAAAAGAACTGACTGATGATAATAGTAATGGTGGTAAAGTCATTATTGTAAACGATAAGGAAGCCATGAGAAAGGCGATGGAAAATGACCAAAACAGTTAATATCATGGACTTGATGAATACCAATTTCTATTCGTTATGGCTTGCTGAACAGTCTCATATCGTTGCAAAAGGCGGGCGTTCTTCTATGAAGTCGTCAGTTATCTCAATGAAACTTATAACGGACTTTCTTGAAGATGAGCAAGGTAATGTAGTTTGCTTAAGAAAAGTCGGTAAATACCTTTCTACTTCTATATACGAGCAAATCAAATGGGCTATTTATATGCTTGGTGTAGAAAGTGAGTTTTACTTTGGGAAATCCCCTTTAATTATCAGGCATAAGAAAACTAATACTGCTTTTTACTTTTACGGTTGCGACGATCCGCTAAAACTTAAGTCAGCAAAGATTGCAAAAGGATACGTTATGGCGCTATGGTTCGAAGAAGCAGCTGAATTCGCAGGTGTAGAGGATATTGATATTGTTGAGGATACATTTATTCGTCAAGAAATCGAAGGCAAGGAAGTAAAAGTGTACTTCTCATATAATCCGCCACGGAATCCCTACAGTTGGATTAATGAGTGGTTAGATAACAAAGCAGGAGATGAGGACTATTTTATTCATCACTCAACATACATGGATGATAAAAAAGGTTTCTTATCTCAGCAGATGATTAGGAAAATTGAGAAGTATAAGATACATGACTTGGATTATTGGCGTTGGATGTATGGCGGAGAAGTCATCGGATTAGGTGATATGGTCTACAACATGAATAACTTCAAGAAGATAAATCAGTTGCCTGAAGATGACGATTTAATTCTCATCGATATCGCAATAGATACGGGACACCAGGTATCTGCTACTACTTACCTAGCATTCGGATTAACGAAGAAAGGTAACGTCATACTGCTCGATACGTATTACTATTCACCAGAAAACAAGGTTGTCAAGCGTGCTCCTAGTGAGTTCTCGACAGACCTGAATAAATTCGTTACTGGTGTTACAAAAGAGTTTAATAGATTTATCGATAAGCAGACAATCGATTCTGCTGAAGGTGGATTACGTAACCAATACTTTAAAGATTATGGTATTAGATTGCATCCAGTAGCAAAAAAGAGAAAAGTTGAAATGATTGAAAACGTCTATGACTTATTGTCGCAAGGGCGTTTTTTTATTTTGGATACTGAGAACAACAAGATATTTTATGAAGAACACAAGAAATATCAATGGGAAGCGAAGACACTAAAAACTCCGAATCCTGAAGTTATAAAGGTAGACGATCACACAGCGGATGCATTTCAGTACTATGTGAATGATAATCTACAGAAATTAAACCTCAAATATTAGTAAGGGGGTGATGCGTTGTTTAAAAGACTCATCTCCGGCATAAGGCAGGTGTTATATAGAATGGGCCTAATTCGTGGAATTAAGAAGATATCTGATAAGAAAGAGATACCTGTTAATGAAGAATCCTACAAACATATTGATATGTGGAAGGATATATACCGAGGTCATTATGACGATTGGCATAATATCAAGTACCATACAATTGAGGGGCAGAAGAGCAGAACAATGTCATCTCTCAATATGGCTAAAGTCATAACACAGGAAATGGCTGCTCTTATCTTTAATGAGAAGTGCTCAATCAATATATCAGATAAAACACTCTCGGATAATATTAAGAATGTCCTGGATGAAAATAACTTCATTAAAGAGTTTCAAAGGTATTTAGAATACAACTTCGCTTTAGGTGGAATGGTTATAAAGGTGTACTGGGATAACGGAATAAAGTTATCCTACGTTACTGCAGATTGTTTTATTCCTGTTTCATGGGATAACAAACATATTATTGAAGGTGTGTTTGTAAATGAGATTTCTAAAGGTGATAAAAAATACACTTTACTTGAATGGCACTTGGTAGAAGATAAAGAATATATAATTAAAAATGAACTGTATGAAAGTAAGAATCAAGGAGACTTAGGTGTAAAAGTTCCGCTATCTACCTTATATCCTGATTTAGAAGAAGAAGTACGCATTAAGAACTTGTCTAAGCCTATGTTTGTGTACTTTAAGCCGAATACAGCCAACAACCTAGATTTGAACTCACCGCTTGGTATTTCTATTTACGCTAACGCATTAGGCACACTTAAATCGCTTGATATAGCGTTCGATAGTTTCCAACGTGAATTCGTTTTAGGTAAGAAACGTATTATGGTACCTGCTTCAGCAATTAGAACAGTTGTAGATCCGCAAACAGGTATAATGCAGAGGTACTTCGATGCTACTGATGAAGTATATGAAGCTATGAATTTTGAAGATGGCATAAAGCAAATTCAAGACATATCAGTGGAATTACGTGTAGAAGAACATACAGGTGCTATTAATTCACTTTTAAACTATGCAGCGATGCAAGTTGGCTTTTCTGCTGGAGCTTTTAGTTTTGATGGACAAGGTGTTAAAACTGCTACTGAGGTTATTAGTGAAAACTCTAAGACATTTAGAACAAAACAATCTCACGAAACCATTACAGAAGACGGTATCCGTGATTTGGTGGATATCATTATTGAAATTGCTGCTCTATACGATGAGTTTGAAAGTAGCGATGACTACGAAGTTACTGTTACGTTTGATGATTCTATTGCAGAAGATCAAACAGCGGAGATAAATAAGCAAATTATGCTTGTCACAAACAATTTAACGAGTAAAAAGAAAGCAATTATGAAGATTCATGGTGTTTCCGAAGAGGAAGCAGAAAGATTGCTTGAAGAAATTAATGAAGAAAACAAAACAGCAACCGCAGAATCAATTGATTTCTTTGGATTAAATAAACAACCGAATAAGAAAGAGGATAATCCACCAAACCAGGAAGCTGATGAATAATGGACTCATTAAGATCACAGCAGCTTTCCTTTGAATTGGTGGATATTTATTTATCCATTGAAGAAGAGATACTGAAAAACATCGCTAAAAAGATTGGTTCAAATAAAACATTGCTTGAAAAGGATATTAATTCTTGGCAGTTTAGTAAATTAAATGAACTAGGGATATTACAACAAGAACAAATCCGAATGATAGCTCAATATGCTGGTAGGGCACAGGAAGAGATTGCAAACTTACTTACGAATGCAGGTTATGCAGCAGTTGAAGAAATTGAAGGCGATATGAAAGAGGCCCTTAAAAACGGTGCAGCATTAAAGAATCCTGCAGCAATGAAAGATAGTACTCAATTGTTCGCAGTACTAAACGCTTATGAGTTACAAGCAAAGCAGTCATTTAACCTTGTGAACACAACGATCCTTAATCAGTCGCAGCAAGTTTATTTGGATATTATAAATCAGACTACTGCAAAAGTATTGACTGGAGTTTATACGGGTAAAGATGCTCTAAGAGAAGTGTCGTCGCAATGGGCCGAGAAAGGTATTCCTGCTCTAATTGATAAGAAAGGTAGACGATGGAGCACAGAAGCTTATGTAAATATGATTACTCGTTCTGTTAGTAATAACGTAGCGAATGATATGCAGGAAGCTAGAATGGATGAATACGATATTGATTTGATAGAAGTAAGCTCTCATAGTGGCGCAAGACCATTATGCGCTCCTTATCAAGGGCGTATTTTTTCTCGTTCTGGCAAAAGCAAAAAGTATCCTGCATTAAGTTCAACATCATATGGAAAGCCGGCAGGATTAAAAGGAGTTAATTGTGGTCATAAGTTTTACCCTTATGTTCCTGGCTTCTCTAAAAAGACATATAAACCATATGATCAAGGTGAAAATGCTAAAGCTTACAGAGAAAGCCAAATCCAACGCGCTATGGAACGAGATATTCGCAAATCAAAGCGTAAGCTCATGATGATGGAACAAATGAAGGATAACAAAGGCATTGAAGCAGCTGAACAGGAGATACGAGATAAACAAGCGGCTATGCGCGAGTTTATTAATGATACAGGAAGAACTAGAAGGTATAACCGTGAAAAACCTTACTAAGAATGATAGTCTTATGGTCCTTAGTTATATTATTGGTGTAAATGAAGCTTCTTTAATAACAGGATTATCTACAGGTTACATCAAGAACTTATGTGCAGAAGGAAAAATACCTGCAAAAAAGATAGGTAAGACATGGATTATAGATAAAAGAGATATTGAAAAGAAAGGATGAATGAAATGTTTAAACCAAAGTACAGATTACCTTTAAATCTACAATACTTTTCTGAAAGTGGTGAAAATCCACCAGCAACTCCACCTGAAGGAGGTGACCCAAGTGTAACGAATCCAGAAACTACACCATCAGCAACTCAAGAACCACCTGCACAACCACCAGTTACTTTTACACAAGAACAAGTGGACGAAGCTAAACAACAGCAAGAAGCAGCGTTCTTGAAAAAGTTAGGTGTAGAGAATCTAGATCAGCTCAAACAATCATTAAAAGGTTGGAATGAGTACCAAGAATCACAGAAAACAGAGCAAGAAAAGACAAATGAAAAGTTAACAACCTTTGAGACTCAATTGAAAGAAAAAAATGAGTCTCTTTTTGATTTGCAAGCAGAAAATGCTGCGATTAAGTCAGGTATCACAGAAGAAAAGAACTTAAATGCAGTTATTACTCTAGCAAAAACAAAGGCTAGTGACGATGTAGATATTACAAAAGCTATCGAAATGGTAGTTGAAGAGTTCCCTCACTTTAAAGGTGTAGTGGAAGAACCACAAGGAACGACAAAACCTACATTTACAACTGGTCAACATCAGAAACAAACATTGACTGAAGCTGATAAATGGAAAGCTGCTTTTTCACAAATCTAAAATTTAAATAATAGGAGTGATTTATTACATGGCTACATTAAATTATGCTACGCAATACCAAGAAGCACTGGTTCAAAAATTCACGAAAGGTGCATCTTTTGGAGCGTTATACAATACGCCGAATAACAATATTATCAAATGGACTGGACCTAAAACGATTCAGATTCCAAGTATCAAAGTTGGCGGTTATACTGATGTCGACCGTAATGTTGTCGGTGGTTACACTCGTCGTGTTGACAACTCGTTTGAGCCTAAGACTTTAGCTCATGACCGAGAATTCCGCACTTTAGTTGATCCGGTTGATATCGATGAAACAAATATGGCTGTTTCTATTGCGAATATTACTCGTGTATTCGTAAATGAAGAGTCAATTCCAGAACATGACAAATACATGGCATCTAAACTATACTCTGAATTCACTGGATTCGGTAAAACAGCAGATGTTACAGCTCTTACCGCCGTAAATGTTTTAGGCGTATTTGATACATTCATGTTAGAAATGGACGAAGCTGAAGTTCCACAAGAAGGACGTATCCTTTATGTAACTCCTGCTGTTAAAAAGTTACTAAAAGAAGCAGAGCAAATTCAACGTACACTTGATATCAAAGGTACTAGTGAAAATGCAATCAATCGTAATGTTTACTCTTTAGATGATGTAACGATAGTAACTGTTCCTTCTTCTCGTATGAAAACAGCTTACAACTTTACTAGTGGCGCGGTAGCTGATCCAACTGCGAAACAAATCAATATGATTTTAATTCACCCATTAGCAGTTGTAGCTCCACAAAAGTATGAGTTTGTCGATTTAGATGAACCGAGCGCGGCAACTGGCGGCAAATACCTTTACTACGAGCGTAAGTACTGGGATGTATTTTTGCTACAAGCTAAGGCTGCTGGTGTAAAATTCAATATCACTGCAGGAGCATAAGAGAGGACTTATACAGTTCTCTCTTTTCTTATGAAAGGAGAATGTAAATGAGTAACGTTGTAAAAGTAAAACGATTAAATAAGACACTGAATATTGATGAAGGTCGCTTAGATAGTTACCTGCTAGATGGGTATGATCAAATTGATGAAGAAGGTAACATTATCACTCGTGCTACAGGTGGACGAAATGTTTCTTTGGCAGAGTATAACAAAGTGCTAGATGCGAATGATGAGCTGGAGAAGGAAAATAAAAAGTTTAAATCAGAATTAGCCAAGTTGAAGAAGGAAGCTGCTACTAAGTAGGTGATCCTATGGCATATATAGATACTGATTACTATACAAATGTATATCAAGGTGTTGGGGTAGGTGACGAACCTACTCTTTTACGTTTGATTAATAAGGCTAGTGAGGAAATAGATACAATCACGGGTTTTAAGATTGCTCTACACCCTAATAAGTTAGATGGATTCAGTCCATTTATTCAAGAACAAGTAAAGAAAGCAGTTGCTACACAAGTTGATTTCTTTGTCTTGAATGGGGAATATTCTTCAAACACAAGTGGTGCATTAAGTAATGTATCGATTGGTCGTTTTAACTATACAGATAGTAGTCAGTCAGGAAACGGATCTAGTAATCAAAAAAGTACGAGTTCAGATGTGATTAAACATTTGTCATACACAGGATTGCTTTATGCAGGGGTTGGTGTTTGTCATGGTTAAACCTATCCCAATTCAATTACTCATTCATTCTGTACAATATGAAGAGTTTAAAGATAGCGGTTCTTTTGGAGATGATTGGGAATCATTAAAAACACTCACAAATGTAAGGGTAGAAGCTCCTACAACATTGCAAAGAACTGAAACAAGAGAGGATAAAGTTGCCCAGGCCATTTTGTTCTATGACTGTGCATTATCAAATCCTAAAAATATTCAATTTAAAGAGAATGACAAGATTACATTCAATAATAAAACAATGTATGTGAAAACTGTAGATCCTATTTACGGATTTACTTTACATCATTATGAGTTGGTGCTTGTATGATTCAATTTAATGCTCATATAAACTTTGATATTAGGCGTATGTCTAACAAAGTAAGAAATGCTTTGAATGAAGCTCAACATGCATTAGATCAACAAGCTGTAAAAGATAGCAACTATTATATCCCGAAAGATACAGGAGAATTAGAAGCAAGTTCTTTACGTGCGAGTCAGTTTGGTAAAGGTATTCTCATTTGGGATACTAAATATGCCAAAAAACTCTATTACAATCAATCTGCGAGATTTTCAATCGATAGAAACCCACACGCTTCTGCTTTATGGTTCGAACAAGGTAAGGCACACCATAAAAATGAATGGGTAGAAGAGGCGAAGCGAAAATTTTTAGCAAGGTTTAATACTTAGGAGGTGTGTTTATGGATTTCATTTTTAGATTAGTTGAGTTCTTGCCTACAAAAGTGACATTAAATGCTCCTTTGTCTGTAGGTATTCTTACCGATAAAGATAGTTCTATATCCATTAGACAAACACCTTCTTCAACTAATAATAGGTATTTAAATAAAGACAAGATAGAATTATTCTCTTTCCAAATATCTGTTAAAGATACTGATCATAAAAAAGCCATCAATACAATCCAATCAATTGCTGACGTCCTAGACGATTTAGAAAGCGATGATATTAAAAGTAATGATGATAGCTTTTATTTTATAGATTGTTCGACTTATGTATCTCCTAATTTTGTTGAAAAAACAGATCATAACGAATATATCTACACAGCATTATTTAATGCTGAACTCGAAAGGAGAGCGGTTTAATGACTAACACAGGAGAAGGTTTATTATTACAATCTAAACATAAATTTGAAATCAATACAGTGCCTGGGGCGGGAACGCCTACTTATGCAAGACTTGCAGCAGGATTTAACAATTTTGACCCGCAACCTAATGATAATGTGTTACAAGATACGTATTTAGATGGCGATGGATATGGTTCTTCTACAGTGGCAGGGGGACAATTGATTATTACATTTAGTGGTCATCGAAAGTTTGGAGATAAGGCGCAAGATTTTATCTATAGTAAATTATTAGAATTGGGTTCAGGTCGTGAAACTGATTTTCGTTGGACATTACCAGATGGAAGTACATTTGAAGGTTGGGTTACAATTGCAAATCCCTCAGGACCATCTGGGGATGCTAATGCAAAAGGCGAAATATCAGTAGAAATTCATTTCAATGGAAAACCAAAATACACACCATCACCAGCGAAAACAGTTTAGAGAGGGCATAACGCCTTCTCTTTTTTATATGGAGGGAATACAATGAAAAAGTTTGAATTTAAAAAGACATATGAAGAAGTTGAAATAGCAGGAAAGGTATTTCGTATCGATTTAAATGATGACAAAGTATTTGAATATCAAGAGTCCTTTAATAAGTACGGAAAAGAAATGCAAGAAGATAGCAGTTCCGATATAGAAAGTTTTGGTAAAGAAGAACAAAAAGAATTTTTTGATAAACAATTACAACGAATTAAAGAAGTGATTGAAATTATGCTTGGTAAAGATTCATTTGAACATATTTACGAGGCGTCTGGTCGTTCAATCATTAATTTAGCTGAATTAGTTACTTACTTATCAGACTTGATTGGAGAGAAAACCGTTAATATCCGCGACGAAAAGAAAAAGAAGTATGTAAAACCAGGTAGAAAATGAGTCTCTTTTTATTAACTTCAACATTTGAAGATTCCTTTGAATACAAAGGAGAAGGATATCATGTAGACTTATCGTTCGATAATGTACTGCGTATGTTTGAATTATTTGATGATCCATTCTTCCAAGGTGCTGAAAAAATTGATTTAGCTTTTGAAATATTAGTACCAAAATATAAAGAAATGAAGTTTGAGAGCTTGGAAGAGTGGCATTCATTATACAAATTTCTCTTAAAAGAGTTCTTGGATATTGATGTAGACAAAATTGATAAGAATCCTAAAACAATATTTGATTTTAAACAAGACGCAGGAATTATATATGCGTCTTTTTTTAATGAGTATGGAATGGATTTATTTGAACAGCATGGCAAATTGCACTGGTATAAATTTTTACAACTATTAACGCATTTAAGTGATAAATCAAAATTCAAAACTGTTGTTGGTTATCGAGAAATGGAAGTTCCTTCTTTAAATAAATGCTCTCAAGAAGAACGAGATCATATTATCAAAATGAAAAAACTGTATAGCTTAAATAACGATGGCTATTCTTCTGAATCTGAACAAATCGCAGCGTTAGACCAAAAATGGGACAACCTTGCTTATTCTTTAAAATAAGGGGGTGATATATTGGCAGCAGATGGAAGTATAGTTATTGATACCCTCATAAATTCTAGAAGTATAGAACCAGGATTAAACGAGGTTCAAAGTAAATTACAAAAAGTCGGAGTAGGATTGCAAACCGCCGGAGAGTCGATGAGTAAGTACGTTACTTTACCATTGGCAGCTGTTGGTGGCGTGGCAATGAAAATGGCATCCGATGTAGATAGCTCTCAGCATAAATTACAAGCTTCATTAGGTCTAACAGCAAAAGGTGCCGAAAATTTAAATGGAATTGTAAAAAATGTATGGAAAGAAGGATTTGGTGAGAATTTAGATGAAGTGAATCTTGCTTTGACTAAAGTTTACCAAAATATGAGGGATGTTCCGCATGAGGAATTACAAGGAGCTACAGAGAATGTCTTAACACTAGCGAAAATGTACGATGTTGATTTGAATGAAGCTACACGTGGTGCAGGACAATTGATGTCACAGTTCGGTTTGTCTACACAGGAAACATTCGATTTACTTGCCGCAGGCGCTCAGAATGGTCTTAATTATTCTGATGAACTATTTGATAACTTAAGTGAATACGCGCCACTATTTAAACAAGCGGGATTCACTGCCGATGAGATGTTCACTATACTTTCAAATGGAACTAAAGATGGTTCCTATAATTTAGACTACATTAACGATCTAGTAAAAGAGTTTGGTATTCGTGTTCAAGATGGATCAAAAGGTGTTTCTGATGGTTTTGGTGAGTTATCAAAAGAAACACAAGGTGTTTGGGCAGCGTTCAATGCTGGTAAAGCAACTACTGCTGATGTATTTAATGCTGTACTAGGTGACTTGAGTAAAATGGACGACAAAGTAAAAGCAAATCAAATCGGTGTAGCTCTTTTTGGGACGAAATGGGAAGATATGGGTGCCGATGTAGTATTAGGTCTGAATAATATAAATGGCGGATTAGGCGATACAACTGGTGCTATGGATAAAATGAAGAAGCAAGCACAAGAAGCATTCAGTGTGAAGCTTCAAAAGGCTATCCGTGAAGCAGGACTAGCTTTAGAGCCGTTAGGAAAGATATTAATCGATATGGCTTTAATAATACTCCCAAAAGTATCATCAGCTATAAAAACTGTGACTGATTGGTTTAATAACTTATCACCTTCTATGCAAAAAACAGTTGCAATCGTAGGTGTTGTCTTGATGGCTCTAGGACCACTATTGCTTATTTTAGGGCAATTTGCATTCGCACTATCAAATTTGATGCCGGCATTTTCTTTAGTAGTAAAAGGCATGAAGATGTTAAACTTAGCGTTTCTTTCTAACCCTTTCACTCTAATTGTAGCTGCAGTAGTTCTTGCAGGTGCTTTAATTTATCGATACTGGGATGAAATATCAGCATTTTTAATCTCATCATGGGAATATATAACTACTACAGCACAAGAGATTTGGAATGGTCTAACTGATTTTTTCTCAGTATTATGGAATGACATAAAGGAATACTTTGTAACAACCTGGGAAGAGATTAAAACAAAAGCAGTGGAGATATGGCAATCTATAACCGATTTTTTTGCAAATACATGGGAGTCCGTAAAAACGAGGTCCATTGAAATATGGCAGAGTATTACTGAATTCTTTATAGGAATATGGGAAGGGATTAAGCAATTAGCTGTACAAACGTGGGATAGCATTAAGAATACCACTATAGAAATTTGGCAATCTATCTCTGACTTTTTCATGGGAATTTGGAATGGCATTGTAGCATTCCTTACACCAATTTTGGAAGGGATCGCTAATTTCTTCAGTATGATATGGAACGGAATTTCTACTGTCATTCAAACGGTATGGACTTTCATTTCGCAATACCTTCAAGCAATTTGGACAGCAATTCTTTATTTTGCAACTCCTATCTTTGAAAGTATAAAGAATTTCATCGTTTCAGTGTGGGATGCCATCTCAAGTACATGTATCACTGTATGGAATTATATTTCTAGTTTCTTATTAAGTATATGGGAATCTATTAAAGAGATTGCAATTACAGTGTGGGATTATATTTCAAAATTCCTATCAAGGACATGGGAATGGATTAAAACGACTGCAATCAATATATGGAACACCATAGTACGTTATTTTAATACAGTGTGGGATGTAATTTCATCAACAGCTATCACTGTATGGGATTTTATTTCTAATTTCCTTGTATCAGTTTGGCAAAGTATTTCATCAACAGCGAGTTATGTTTGGAATGGTATTATTAATCTCATTATTAAATATTGGAATAAACTTAAGGATTTTGTAATCCCTATTTTTAATGGTATAGGAGACACAATTTCGCAGATTTGGAATTGGATTGCCTCTACTAGTGGTGATATTTGGAATGACGTTGTGAATACTTTAGCTAATATTTGGGGAAGTATCAATCAAGTAGCTTCTTCAGTGTGGAATGGAATCATAGATACGATTATGACTCCAGTTAACTGGATTTGTGACAAAGTAGTCTATGCCTTTGAAGCTATGAAAATAGGAGCTGTACAAGCTTGGAATGGAATTATATCAGGCATTAAAGCTACGATTAACAGTGCTATATATTTAATCAATAAATTCATTCAAGCCTTCAATCTTCCAGCTAGAGCTTTAAACATGGTTCCTGGTGTAAGCGCACCGATCATTCCGTACATTCCATACCTAGCAAAAGGTGGAAATATCATGGGGAATGGTAATGCAATTGTTGGTGAAGCAGGTCCAGAGCTTATTTCGAAAAGTGGAGGTAGTGTGAAAGTAACACCTCTGTCTGGTGGAGAAAAAGCAGGAGGTATTGGTGGAGCTTTAGGCGGCGGTGGTTCGGTTAATCTCACGCTTAATTACCAAGGTAACAACCCTAACGATGCATATAAAATGCTCGATATTATAGATCAAGGATTAAGGAACAAGGTTGATATAAATAATATTATGCGCGGGAATAAGGGGTGAGATGATTGGATTTGATTATTGAACATCTAGACGGAACTATTTACCGAACAAATCAAATAGGGATAAGGGTAATAAGTTTTGATTTCTCATCCCCTGATTTTGATCCAGCTTTTTCAGAATTAGATGGTTTAGATGGAAAAATAAATGTAGGGGCAAAAGGTAGAGAGAGAACAGCTACAGCAAGTATTGATTTTAAACCAAAATCTGAATCTGATTACATTTCATTACGAAATAAAATATTTAAGCTATTTTACAGCAAAAAGGAATTCTATATTACTGATAGTAGAGAGCCTAATATTAGAACTTTAGTAAGAGCTAGAGTATTTACTCCAGAAAATATAAATCATGTAATTGGGCGATGTGAAATTGAATTTATTGCAACGAATGTATATAGAGAAAGTGTTTCTATTTGGTTAAAAGAGTTTCTCAATTCCTCTACGTTCACTCTAAATAATCCAGGTGATGAATATGTAGATTTAAGAGACTCTCGGCAATTTCTTATCATCCGTTTTCGTGGAGCAAGTACAAATTTAACAATAGAAAATACTACAACATTGCAAAAGTGGCAATATACTGGAAGCTCATTAACATCAGACATAATTGAAATGAAATATGTGAGAAGTACCAAAAGCGGGATCTCGATTTTCAGGGATACAAATCATCAAATCATATCCCTGGCTCCCGGAGATAATAATTTCAAAATAACCGGCGCTTCAGGAGTTTATAGTACTGAATTCCGTTTCCGTTCTTATCACATATAATAGGGGTGATTACTACGGACAAACTACCTTACGTAACAGATTTACAAGGGAATACAGAAGCATTTACAGATTTTATAGATTTTAAACGATACAGGAGAGTAAACGGAGATCATTATATATCATTTATGATTTTTGATACCCCTGGTAACGCTTATACATCGAGTGATGCATTCAATATGATTGCAGAAGAAAGTATTATTGGTGCAGATGAAAATGAATATCGCGTAAAAACGTGTGAAAAGCGAGTAATTGGTGACATTCCTGTCAAAATAGTTACTGCCATTCACACGTTTTTCGATTTAATAGATCAATACGTCTACGATACAGTCACTAATACACAGTCATTGCAGCAAATAGCTAGTTTAATATTCAAAGATACAAAATACACGTCTATTGTCCTCGCTGACGTTCCAAAACGAGAGTTTGAATCGTTCGGTTATGGGAATGTTATAAGTCTTTTAAATAAAGCGTTAGATGCATATGGTGTAGAGTTTGAAGTTTTAGGAACTCAAGTTATTTTTAAAAATCAGATTGGAAACAAAACAGATTTTCAATTTAGAAGAAAGTACAACATTAAAGACATAAAAGAAACAATCGATACCAAAGGGTTAAGTACTTATATTCGTGGTTACGGAAAAGATAATTTATTTGCTGTGTACACAAGTCCGAATGCAACTAAATTTGGACTTCGACATGCGAATCCAGTACGAGACGAAAGGTTTACAGTTTACGAAAACTTACTAGCGGAAATGAAAAAACGATTAAATGATAAGCCTAATGTCACTATCGAACTTGAAATAACAGATTTAAAAAAACTAGGATTCAATTATGATGTGATTTCTCTTGGTGATAGCGGTTTTGTTATACATGAAGTTCTAAACATCGATTATGAAGCTAGGATTATTGAGTATATTGACTATCCATTTGAACAAACGAAAAATAGCTCTGTTGTCATAGGTAATCTTAAAAAGAGTACTTCTTCTTTCGTCTCTGATCTACAGGCTGACAATGAATCTATAAAAGGTGAATTAAATGGCGTTAAAAGTGATGTTGATGAGTTATTACAAGGTATACCAGATAAATTATTAAGTGAAAGTATTCGTAGGGCTTCTAAAGCAATAAATGATAGTATGACCGAATTGGAATATCCTGAAAATGGTGGCATTATCGCGCGTAGTAAAGTAAACCCCAACTTTATTGTAAGACTTACAAGTGGCGGTATCGGCGTTAGTGCTGATGGAGGAAAAACGTATAAAACAGCAATGACGGGTGAAGGTTTAGTCGCTGAATTGATTCGTGGTGGTGTGATTACTGGGTCCACATTACGCACAGACAACGGATCTAACTACGTTCACATAGAAAAGCAATTCATCCGTTTGATGGAGTCAAATTTAAATCGAATGTTTATTGGTTATTACAAAAGAGCTGTTGATAGCCAAATACAACCAACAATACTTATGCATGATGATGTGGATACATCACGTTTCCGCGATGGTACTTTAACAATATCTCAATTCCCAGTGAAAGGAGAAAATTACTATACCGGTACCTTTGGTATTGTTAAAGGTTATGATGCGGATCAAACTCCACAATATTGCGCTAAATTAAATGTGGATACAAAAGGGGATGTATCTCTTCATGGAGATAACTATATTTATATTACTGGTAATAACGGAGTTACCCTAAGGTCTGATAAACAATTTAGCGCTTATACTAATACAATTCGTTTAGATTCTGTAAGCCATGTAGATATTCTTACTGGCGGGGCTTTGTTTATGAAAAGTAATCAGAATACAGAGGTCAATTCTGGTGGGCATACAATTATCACTTCTGGAAAAGGTATAAGTCAGTATGCAAAAAATGGATCATATTGGGTTGAAGTAGCCAACGGTGCTACCTTCACAGTATCTAATCCATCGAACGCATTTTGGGTAGACTCTGCTGGTGGAATAACGTTAAAAGGTGGATCTAAATCCGTATGGATGGACAGCCAGTCTGCTATTGTTTTCAATTTAAACGGTAAAAACATGCTTGATGTGGTCGCGACACCAAATAACGAAACTGATCTTCGTTTCCAAACAGTAACCCTACGTAATGGTAGCGTCGATGGATATACAACACTTCAAGTTAAAAACGGGTCAGGAAGTGCATATAACGCTGTTACGGCATCGGCATTCCAAACGGCATCGAAACGTGAGTACAAGACAAATATTCGTGATTTGCAGTTTAGTGCATTAGAAAAGATCATGGCTCTCAATGTTCAACAGTATAACTTGAAAACAGATATGGAAGATTTGTATGAAAAGAGAATGAACCGTACAGATGATGATCCAATCCTTACAACGAACGATATAGAAACTCATTATGGTTGGATTGCAGATGATGAGAACACACCAGGTTGTTTCGTCACGAAAAGTAGAACTGCAGCTGAAATATATTCATCATTAGCTATTCAGATTAGAGCTTTCCAGGAAGAGAAGATTGCAAAAGATAACGAAATTAGCGATTTAAAAGCAGAAATTGAAGAACTCAAAGAAAAAGATAAAAATCATGAAGAGAGATTAGCAGCACTAGAACAAAAATTAGCATAAAGAGGTGAGTTAATTTGGCAGAACTGTTAAAGGTAAGGGAAATAACAGTAGATACTATGCAATACAAGGATTTCGCTACAAAAGAAGAAGAACTAAAGGTAATGAGATTTTATCAGAATGACTTAAACTCTGCCAAGCTATTAATCAATGTAACTCACGACAAAGTAGTTACAGATTTTTCGACAGCCACAAAGGTACAAATTGCATTTTTAAAGCCTGATGGTAAACGGGTGTTCCAAGATGTACAAAATGTAAACCAAATGCAAGGTAAGTATTATGTAGTATTGAGCACACAAACACTTATTGCATACGGAAACGTAGTTACACAATTAAGATTAACTTTCCCTAATAATAAAGTAATTGAAACATGCAAATTCGTTTTCGCTGTGGATGAATCTATAATGTCTGATACTGCTTTGGAATCTACAAATGAATTCCCGGTAATACAAAAAGCAATTGAAGTAGGAGAAAAGTTTAAAGATGTAGATTTCGCTCCAATCATTAAAGCCGGAGAATTAGCAGCAGGAGCGTTACCAAAAGCAGGCGGTACGATGACAGGACCATTAACGCTTTCAGGGGTAATGTCTTATCTGATGATTGACGACAAGGGAGGCTCTATCCGAGTCCATCAACCTACAGACGTTTCTACTAGTGCGCGAGGTTTACAGTATTATGAAGGCGGGGCAACTGTGGCAGGTGTCGGAAGATTACGTAATGGAGCAGGTATTGACCAGATGTATATAGGGTGGGGAACTAACCCATGGAGTGATACTACTAGCTTGACGGTAAGCGACTATAAGTTCACCTATAAAGGAAAACCTGTAGCAATGCGAGATAAGGATGGACGAGTTACTTTAACGTTGACATCAGATGCTGTTAACTTCAGCGCTAATAGGCCTCTAATAGCCGACAGACGAGGCAATACTGTAACTGTTAGAGGCGCTGTAGGGTTAAACTCTACGGCTGTAGGTAATGTAATTTCGACACTTCCGACAGATGTTAGACCTACAACAGATATACCTATGACGATGCTTGCTACAGATGGAACATTCTTAGCAGGCGACATTATGCAGGACGGTCGAATTAATTTCTGGACAAAAGGTAAAAACGTTTATCTGTCTTTCACTTACGTAGTAGACTAAGGAGGAAAATACATGGCTAAGTATTACGGATATTGTTATAACAAAGACGGTAAGTTTACAGAGATTATCCCTTTAGAGGAAAAACCAGTTTACGAGAAACAAACGGCGTATCGTTGGGAATCGAAAGAAGTTGTCACGGAAGAAAAGTTATGCGAAGTACACCAATCTATCAAAGATGAAACGTACGAACCTGTAGAGGGTGGAGATAATCCAGGTTTTCCTCACGACTGTCCGAACTGTGTAATGCGCAAAGTAGAGCATGAGGATGTTCGAGTGCCTTACGAAGAAGATGTAATTGTAGGATATGAGCCTGACATCCCTGCTAACTGTACTTTAGAGGTTTGTCCGGGCTTAATCTTTGAACCTGTATTCCGCGAGGGAAAATGGGTTAAAACGGTTGAACCGAAGCCTGAAGATCCGAAACCGCAAGAACCTTCCGAACTAGAAAAACTGAAAAAAGAAATGGAATTAATGCAGAAAGCAATAGATGAATTGATTGTTGCTAGTATCCAATAAAAAGGAGTAGATGCAAAATGGCTGAGTACATGGCACAACGAGTGATCGATGAAGTTTTTACGTATACTTTTATTATTACAAAGATGAAGGCCTATAAAGAAAGGATTGATATATACTTAATTGACAATGGAAGAGCAGATTTAATTACGGATAGCGCACAATAGTGGGCTTTTTTATTTTGCAAAGGAGGAAAGAATGTGGATCGTATTGATGTGTTAATGAAAACATTTATTGCTACTTTCGGTGGCTTCTGTGGGTACTTCTTGGGAGGATGGGATGCAACATTGAAAATCTTAGTGACGATGGCAGTTATTGATTATTTAACTGGCATGATTGCAGCAGGATATAACGGAGAATTAAAAAGTAAAGTTGGTTTCAAAGGCATCGCCAAAAAGGTGGTGCTTTTTCTTTTGGTCGGAGCGGCCGCTCAACTAGATTCAGCATTGGGAAGTAACAGCGCAATTCGTGAAGCAACAATCTTTTTCTTTATTGGGAATGAGTTGTTATCACTTTTAGAAAATGCTGGTCGAATGGGTATTCCGTTGCCACAAGCTTTGACAAATGCAGTTGAAATTTTAGGTGGTAAACAAAAACAAGAAGAGAAAAAGGGAGATGTTCAATAATGGAAATCAGAAAAAAATTAGTTGATCCAAGTAAATATGGTACAAAGTGTCCGTATACAATGAATCCAGAATTTATCACAGTCCACAATACTTACAACGATGCTACAGCAGAAAATGAAGTATCTTATATGATTCGCAATGATAACCAAGTATCATTTCATATTGCAGTAGATGATAGAGAAGCAGTACAAGGAATCCCTTTAGAGCGTAACGCTTGGCATGCTGGCGACGGTAACGGGAATGGTAATCGGAAATCTATTGGAGTTGAAATTTGCTACTCTTTAAGCGGTGGAGATAGATACTATAAAGCGGAAGACAATGCCGCTATCGTTGTAGCTCAACTCATGAAACAGTACAATATTCCAATTAGTAAAGTTCGCACACACCAATCATGGAGTGGAAAGTACTGTCCGCATCGTATGTTAGCAGAAGGACGTTGGAATAGCTTTATCGAAAGAGTCCAAAATGCATATAACGGTGATAGTAATAACGTAGCCCCAACGCCTACTCCACCTTCATCTAGTGGGGCAGGTATTGCATATATCGAAGGTAATAATGTTAACCTTCGTAAAGGACCTGGTACTGGATACGGAGTTATTCGCCAATTAGGTAAAGGCGAACCATATCAAGTGTTTGGGGAATCGAATGGCTGGTTAAACCTCGGCGGTGAGCAATGGGTTTATAACGATCCATCATATATCAATTACACTGGAGGGAATGCGCCAGAACCTTCGAAACCTTCGAATGATGGCGTTGGTGTCGTGACTATTACAGCTGATGTGTTACGCGTCCGCACTGGTCCAGGAACTAATTATGAAATTGTGAAAAATGTGTACCAAGGTGAAAAATATCAAGCGTGGGGATGTAAAGATGGTTGGTATAATGTTGGTGGCGACCAATGGGTTTCAGGTGGATATTTGAAATTCGAAAAATAAAAACAAGAGCCGTCCTATCTGATGTGCACCCCAATTGTTAGACACGAAAGACAATTGGAGGTGTACTTTTTTATGGTTAAATTTTCACCAGAAGAAAAATTAGAGGTAGTAAGACGATATTTAGATGGCAGTGATGGAGTGAAAAGACTTGCGAGGTCTATAAAAATTCATCCAAGTGTAATACAACAGTGGGTTAAGCAATATAAAGCAGTAGGTGAAAAAGCTTTTGAAAAACGCTATACAAGCTATTCCCTTCAGGATAAACTGGATGTACTTAATTATATGGATAAACAAGGGACATCTATTAGAGAAACAGCAGCTATTTTTAATATTCCATCTTATGAAACAGTTCGTAGGTGGAAAGAAGCATATGATTTAAATGGCGTGGATTCCTTGCTTACAAAGAAAAGAGGACGTCCAGCTATGGAAATAAAAAATATAAGACCAAAATTAAATCATAAAGTCGTTGAAGGGTCTATAGAGGCATTACAAGCAGAAAATGAACGGTTACTTATGGAAATTGATTATTTAAAAAAGTTAAATGCCTTAATTCAGAACAAGACAAAATTACAGAACAAGACAAAGCAAAAGTGATTTATGAATTAAGGCACAAATACAAGATCATCGATCTTGTGAAAGTCGCTGGTATCGCTCGGAGTACATACTATTATTGGATTAAACAAATGAATCGTCCAGACAAATACGAGAAAGCTAAAGAACTGATAAAAGAAATCTTTGATGAACATCACGGTAGATATGGCTATCGTCGTATTACATTATAATTACAAAATAGAGGATGTTTATTAAATCATAAAACAGTCCGTCGTTTGATGAATTCTATCGGATTGAAATGTCTTGTACGAATGAAAAAATACCGTTCATATCGGGGAACTGTAGGGAAATTCGCTCCTAACATTTTGAAACGTCAATTCCACACATCAAAACCTAATGAAAAATGGGTAACAGATGTGACTGAATTTCATTTGCATGGTAAAAGGTTGTATTTATCGCCTGTTTTAGACTTATATAACGGAGAGATTATAGCTTACAATATAGAAGATAAGCCTGCATATTCTCTCGTTTCTAGAATGATAGATAAGGCCTTTAAATGTTTAAACAATGGGGAAACCCCTATCCTTCATTCAGATCAAGGGTGGCACTACCAAATGAAGCGATATCAACAATCGCTAAAAGAGCATGGGGTTGTTCAAAGTATGTCCCGTAAGGGGAATTGTTTAGATAATGCGGTCATAGAAAACTTCTTTGGCTTATTAAAGTCTGAATTATTGTATCTTGAAGAATTCGAGAGCATGGAACATTTTAAGATAGAATTAGATAATTATATTCATTATTATAATCACAAAAGAATTAAAACAAAGTTAAATGGAATGAGTCCAGTTCAATACCGGACTCGCATTCCATCAGCTGCTTAAATTCTTTGTCTAACTTTTTGGGTTCATTTCAATCGGGCGGCTTATTTTACATTTTTATGATAATAGTCATGGTCATCCTTATCTCCACCAATCCCATCTCCATCAAAGTCCTCAGTGTAAGGATTGTTGTTGTATTCCTCATTGTCGCTTCCTTCTATAAGAGCACCTATGAATCCAAATATCCCAAATCCGATTACTAAAAGTATTACAATAAAACAACCCGCTCCCAAAAACATACTAAGATCATTGTCTTTATCCCCTTGCTTTTTATCCAAAACTACTCCCCCTTTAGTGCATCCCCGTAACTTATATATACTAAACCAATTATAATCTATTCACGCGAAAAAACTGACCGTATTCAGTCAGTTTATACTCACTAGTTCATCAAATTTAAACTCTGTATTTAAACCGAAAGCATCTGTACAATACAAAGTTTTTAGCATTGGTTCGATATGTAATACATTTATGTACATGTCTTGCACCATTCCGTCACGATAGTATGAGATATGTATTTCTTCTTTGTTTTGTAGCGATTGCACAAGACCGATTTGCAGCTGCTCTTTCATATCTTCAGTAACAATTGGTTTCGGCAATTTATTCAAATCGCTAATTATTTCTCGTATTACTTCGTATTGCTCTGGCATACTGGCAAATGGCCGCCACTTCACCATGCCCCTCCCGCGTAATTTAGGTGTTCCCCAACTCTGACTTTCCATGATGATCCCCCGATTCGTGTAATTTAAGTTTAGTATACACGAACGTACGTTCTTTTTAAACTGCTTTTTCTGCGTTGTTTTTTGCCTCTAATTCCTTATTTAAAAATTCTATTCGTCGTTGGATAAATTCAATTTCGCTTCGGCGAGCTGCATTATATCCTTTAAAATGACCTTTTGCATATCCATCAGCAGATTTTATTTCCTTTTCGAAATCATTAATGCTATCCGTTAAGAATTGAATGCGTTCATTCATTACTTCTATGAAATATTCAACGGACTTTCGCTCCATACCCATATAAACAGCTCCTTTTGTAAAATTACACTATTGTTTTACATATCCCAAAAATCATCAGCTTTTGCATTTGGTTTTACATGACGAATGGCTCTCAATATTTTTTTCATAACAGTTGGACTAGGTATGTACTCTTTATCATTACACGCTTTCGAAACAGTAGGTCGGCTTAACTTAGCGGTCTTTTCTAAATCATGTTGATTAAATCCGTTCCGATCCAAAAAATCACCTAATTTTGTACGTTTCTTTCCTCCGAACTTCCAAAACACGTTTATCCCTCCCGAACTTATTTTCAACATTCTCGTCGAAAACGTAAAAAAATATTCGCGTAGACCGAAAAAGTTTTTTACATATTGTCCAAGCTGTACCCCATATGCTTTATCAAGGTCGCTACCAAAGTAGTTATCAAACTTATTATCAAAGTGGCTACCAAAGTAAATAGCTTAATTACTATCAAGGTAACTAGTATTTGTACTATCAAAGTAGCTATCAAGTTAGCTATCAAAGTAACACTATCAAGGTATGAGGGCGATAAACCTACGTGTCATAAGGATTCTAAATTCTGTTTATAAAGGGGAGTTTTATATGTTAACTACATTTATTTCTTTAGGAGTTTTAGGAGCAACAACAATTGGTGGAGCAATATTAGAGAAACATCTTGTAAAGAATGAACACGTTGCGGCAGCTAAACTTTTAAGTGAGGGAATGTATCACGGAATGAGGATAGGCGGAGTTTGTTTCATCGGTTATGTATTTATCAAAATCTTAATCATGTTCTAGGAGGATGTGAAATGGGGATCATCAAAGAATGGATTCATAAACAAAATTTAAAGAACCAACTTATAGAAGTATTCGGAAAAGCAGGGTTATTTGTGGACCATCAAACACGGGGTGGGAAAGTGCCAATTTATCCAAAGATACACAACATTTCCGCCACAAAAGAGAGCGTTAGATATATATTTACCATTCCGAACGGTCTAGATCCGAAGACAATTGAAAAAAAATGGTTTTGCTTTCAACAAATACTAGGACGGAATGTAGCAATTGAAGGGGATATCAAAAAGTTTGTACTTAATGTGTTTCATTCTGATGCAGGGCTAAAACCATACAATTACAGTTATAAGAAATGGCAGCCGTTACTAAAACAGCATCGTCTACCTGTTGTGGTAGGTCGTGACCAATTCGGAAACATGATTGTATATGACATGGTTGAAGCGAATGCACCGCATTTACTCATTGCAGGAGAAACAGGAAGTGGTAAAAGTAGTATGGTACGCGTTGTTCTGTCCACACTGATTCAAAGCATGTCTCCTGATAAATTACATTTGTACCTGGGTGACTTAAAAAACTCTGAATTTCATTTCTTGAGGAGAGTAAAACACGTAAAAGAGGTTTGCATGGAAGAAATCGAAATGAAGATTATGTTGCAGAAAGTGTGGAAGGAAATACGCGAACGTAGAAAATTGATGGAAGAGTATGAAGTGGATCATATTGATGAATATAACAAATTGAATCCTGATAATCAGAAACCATACATTTTATTAGCAAGTGATGAAGTGGCCATGTTGCAAGACGAAAAGGAATGTATGTCTACAATTGAAAAGATATCGGCAGTTGGCAGGGCACTTGGAGTCTTCCTTATGCTTTCTATGCAACGTCCTGACGCAAAAGTATTAGATGGTAAGTTAAAGCTGAATATGACCGTTAGAATGGGCTTTAAATGCGATAGTACGATTAACAGTAATATCATGGGTACACCTGGTTCAGAACACTTGGAGCAATCGGGCCAAATGATATTGAAATTAAATGGATTAAAGAAAGTGCAAGCTCCTTATTTAGAATTAAGCAAAGCGAAACAAATCGTTGAACCTTATCGGATTCCCAAAGAGGATACAAAGCTTCAGAATCCTCCACAAGAAAAGAACCAATTATTCGGGGTGTTAGATTATGAAGAATAGAGATAAAGCGATACTGAGCGATTTGAAACGGTTTAGATGTATGTCACGCAATGACATTATAGATTTGCATTTTCATGGAGTAAAAAACGCGGTTACTTGCTGTAACACGGTGATGAAACGATTAAGGAGAGACGGTCATGTGGATGCCAATATCTCACAGCAGCCATTTATATATTTCCCTCAACCTAGCACACTTCGAAAAACTAGCCAAAAGATTCCCCACTTCCTCGGTATTGTGGATATATATAAACAGCTTATCCATTATGAAAGGCCGAAACTATTTAAAGTGGAACCAAAGTACGGGAAAGATTATATGGAACCTGATGCATTTACAATATGGCGCAGATCTCCATTCTTTATTGAAGTGCAGAAGTCAGTTTACAGCAAGAAGGTTATGCAAGATAAAATCAACAGGTATGAATTATACTTCCACAGTCAGGAATGGCATAACGAGTCATGGCAGCCGAAAGGATCTAAATACTTCCCATCAATCCTCATTATTACTGATAAACAGTACGATATTAATTCTTCTAATTTACGAATCTTTCAAGCTTCTTCAATTAGCAATTTTATGGAGAGCCTTGCTGTAAAAGCATAATAAGGAGAGTTTTATTAGTGGGAATTGCATCCGTTGTAGCGTTATGCGGTGGGCTGTTCATTATGGTTGGTAGCCAGGAACGGGGATTCTCGCTAATAAGTCGTGCAGGAATTGGTTATATAGTGGTGCAAATGATTCCATTGTTTATGAGATTACTTGTTGAGATTGCGAAAGCTATTTAGTCCTACAAATGTAGGGCTTTTTCTTTGCAGAAATTTCTTAACCGTCATGAGACATAGAGTGATTCAATATTCTAAATAATATAATTTTTACTTGATTTTTTTGGAAAAAACAGTAATTATATGAATGTGTAACTCTAATATTATATTAGAAACAATAGAAATAAGGGGGGGTATAAGTGGGAGATATTAAAGTTACTCCAGAGGAATTAAGAAATAGAGCAAAAACTTTTAAATATGCTAGTGCTGAAGCAACCGATCGTCATAATAGAATTCTTTCAGAAGTGTTTAATCTTCAAATGAGATGGATAGGAGCTTCTAGTTTAACTTTTTATAATGATTTGCCTCGATTTAATAAGTCTTATGAAGATTATGTTCAATGTTTGAACCATATTGAAAGTGAATTGGAACGCATAGCAGAAAAATTTGAACAGGCAGATAATCATTATATATTTAAAGATGCAGGCGCAGTGATTGGCGATTCAATAAAAGATAATAGTCCTTTTGCTCAAGTTTTAAATTATAATACAGATATAACACTCCCTAAGAATGCAAAGACTTTTTTTGATGATGTAAATGGATATGATAAGATAGGTGGAGAGGCTAAAGGGGCAGTTATAGATGCTGGATTTAAGGTTGGAGATTTTACTATACATGAACAACTTCTTAGAGGTGAGGTTAAGGCGCAATTTGGCGGAGGAATAGGTGGAGAAGCTAAAGCTGGAGTAACTTTTAATGATTTTGGAGTAGATCATGAAGATGGAAAAGTCCATGTGAAAGTTGGGAATGCTGAAGCTGGTGTTGAGGCTAAAGATGGTCATGTTGGCATTGGAGCTAAAGCAGATTTAATTAAAGGGGAAGCTGAAGTTAAAATTCCTATTCCTTTTATTGATGATTGGAAGATAGTGGTTGGTGGAGAGGCAGCTTATGGTAGTATAGGCGGGGAAGCCAAACTGGGATTAATGAACGAGCTTGATGTTGGTTTTGGAATAGGATTAGGTGTAAAATTTGGAGTTGAAAAAGACTAAATAGTTTGTTTTTTATAGGGGGGATAAGATGCTTTCTTTAGATGTATTTAGGAAGATTTTAACGATTTTTTGTGCTATTGCTGTTCCTGCTAGTCTATTGGCTATATGGTTTGGAGCAGATGCTACATTGAAAGAAAAAATGATTTTATCAGTGGTATTTTGTGTAGTAATGCCATTATTTATTTTCATATTTTATAAGATTGTTTCATTTTTTTTTAAGAAATCTTATTCTTCAAAGAAGTATTAATTTTATAATTTATTAGAAGGGGTTTTTAATTATGGAAAATACATATGTACCAAATTTATTAATTGGAGAAGATTTATTACCAATTGGTTCTGTAGTTCTTGTTGAGGGTATTAATCAACCTCTTATGGTTTATGGTAGAAAGCAACAACAAGCAAATGAAGACAAAATGTGGGATTATGTATCTTGTCCTTATCCACATGGTAATTTATCTAAAGAATACAATGTATTTTTTAATCATAATCAGATAGCAAGCTTATTTTTTAAGGGGTTTGAAACAGTTGAAGAGTTAGAATTAAGAAATAAGTTATCGGAATTTTAGTGAAAGGGCAGACTAATTTTATGTTCTTAGGATTTGGATGGTTTCCAAAGAGATGGGGAAAAAGGAAGGTTTCAGAAAAGTTTCTGCAAGCAAAATTTGCTGATGAAGGAAAAGGGATTTTGATTATTACTTATGCTATAGATTTATATGTGATATCTATTCCTTTAAAAGTAAAGAAACATAATTCACTTTAATTTCTATTGAATATAGAAGTGATTATGCTACGAAAGTCATGTGTATACATGGCTTTTTTATTTGCAGGAATTTCTTAACCACCATGGAATACTCTCACTAGGAGGTGTTGTGACGTTATGACGGACGAAATTGTTTATTCTGCTAGTGAAGTATATAAACGACTAGGAATAAGTGATAGCACCCTTAGAAAGTACATGGAAGTATTGTCACGTGAGGGATTCGCAGTAAAGAAAGATAATCGCGGCAGACGCCAGTACACAGACAATGACATTATGGTGATTGAAAAATTAATTGAACTGAGTAAGCATGACGGTATGACGCTAGAAAAGGCAGCGAAGATGATTGCACAGCAAATAGAGAAAGTTAATCCGGATCTGATTCAAGAAGAGTCTGAGGAAACGGACTTAGTGCCATTCCATATTAAACAGCAACTACAGGAACAGTACAGCGTTATGGCGCAAGAAATGAATCAGAGTATGTTAGCAATGGAGAAGCGATTAAGTGAGCAGGCAAAGCAAAATAGCGAGGAAATCAAAGCGAGCGTGGAAGCGCATAATGAACGCGTGGAAAAACGATTGGAAGCTCGAGACGAAACCCTTATGAAGACACTACGTGAGATGCAGGAAACCAAGAGATTAATGCAGGAATTTCGTGATGAGGTTGCTGCGGCGAAAGAGAAGAAACCGTGGTGGAAGTTCTGGTGAATATATTTACACAAATTATGAACAAGTAGAGAGGGAAAATGCATACCTTTCTACTTGTTTTTATTTATGTATTTTATATATCCCAAAAGTCATTATTTATATCACTGTTATTTTTATATTCACTCTTTTCTTTTCCGCACTTTTCGCATTTATAATAACTAAATATGCCCATTTTCCCTCTTTTAAAATCTTCACTATCTTGAGCCTTAATAAAGTTATATTTGTGTATACATTTAGGTTCTTTTACTTTATCAATCCATTCTCTTAACATAAAGTAACCACTCCCCTTTACAGAATATCCATTGTTTATTTCTACACTTAGTATATCCTACAAAATATTACCAAACAATAAACGGGTTATGTCTCAGCGGACAAATCAACACTTTCTTGGTACTAACTCATAAACATATCGTGAAAAATCGTTGTTGCGAAGGAGGAGAGAAAGCCGTGGTGGAAGTTTTGATTATTGATTTTTAAATAAACTACGCAAAAGTAGAAAAGTATATATTTCTACTTTTCTACTTTTGCGAAAGGTGTATTTATTATTGGGGTACTGCTAGCATTTCGGAAAACCCCCACGCTAAGTAAAAACATAGAATAAGCTGCCCATATGGACAGCTTATTTACATAATTATCGTTATCAGAAGTTGATATATGTAATTCATCTACGAAAAATTATCACTATCAGACTGGAATTATGCTTTCTAACTCAGTAATTTTCTCGCTAATTAACTGCTCTATTTTTTTTATAAAATCATCAATTTGACTAAGTTCCGTAAGGATAAATAAATTTGAACGCATCCAATAAGGCTTTGATTGCTTATTGTCAGCTACTACCTCAATGCCTACAATTCCTCTTTTATCATGTAAGAAGAATCTCATGGATAAGAAATGAGTTACATTGTCTATATCCTCACCTGAAACCCATTGAAACTCATTTATTTTAAAAGTGGAGAACTTGATTATGCCTTTTTTAAAATCTTCGAGATCTTCATTGGTGGGGTCACCATATCATTTCGGGAAAATTGTACGTTTAGATACAAAATAGACACAATTTAATCAATTCCCTGTATGTTAAGGAACCGGTTAGCAATCCCCAAAAACACATCTAATAGTATCTTTTTTAGAATCGCTCAAGTAATATTTTATTAGAGCCGAATTTTTTAGTTTTACAAATACAATTTATATTTGGAAGCCATTCTTTTTCATGGGTAATTTCCAATGTTAAATAGTTAATTGATAATTTTTTTCCACTAGATGCCAAAGGGTGTTTTAAAGAATAATTAATAATTTCAGTGCAAATAAGATTGGCTATTAAACTAATGTATGGACCTATGGCAGTAGTAATTGTTTTGGATTCTAACTCTAATAATTTTTCTTTCTTCAAGGGATTGTTTCCTAATAAATCGTGATAAAAACATTCTAAACAAGGTGTCTGATTAGGAATGCTGGTCAAAATTTGACCTGTCACACACCCTAATCCACCTGTTATAAGGGGAATATTCCTTATCTGTGAAAATAAATTAGACCATAATTGAATATATATAGGGGGCTGATCTGCTGCACAAATTAAAATATCAATGTCCTCAGGAAATACCTCTAATAAATCTTCTACACCATTTATGCGTTTTGTGAAACCTGTTATAGAAATCTCATCATTGAAAGCTTTGATATTATTTATAGCTGATTGCACTTTATATTCACCTATATCAGATAATTTATATAAAAATTGCCTATTCAAATTCTTGTATTCAATCTTATCAGGGTCTACTATATAAATAGTATTTACGCCTAATCCTGCCAATTGTAACAATAAATTACTTCCCAATCCCCCAAGACCAATAATACCAATTTTTAATTCCTGTAATTCCTTTAAAATATTCTCTGCTGAATTATGCATAGAAGAAAAATTTGAAAAGAAATGAAGATTTGTTAAATGTCGATTATTATCTATATTAGGATTAGGTAAGCACTGTTCTACATGACCGTAATTATTTAATTCTTTGATAGTATCCCATACATCTTGTTTGGTTAATGAAGGGAATTTAGAGTGTAATATTTTAAAAATTTCTGTCACGCTCTTATTTCCATCTAATAAATTAAGAAGTTCTTTAAGAAAACTATCGCTATCTTTCAATACACTCATAAAATTTCGATCTTTACCAATAATAATTTCTGTATCACTTATATAAGTGACAGGATGTATATCTTTTATTTTATAAAACATGATAAAAAACACCTCAATATATAAGATTTAAAAAAGGTG